TTTATTTTGTCTTAGTGTTTAATTAAAGAATCAATTAACTGTATTTTAAAAGTTAATGCAGTATCAAAGGCTTTTTGATTATCCATATTTTGAGTTAATGAATGACCGCCTCTTGTAGTGTAACCATCCCAACCATCGAGAAAATCTCCTAATTCGTGAATTAATAAAGTATTTGATTTTTTATTGTCTAATGTATGGTTAACCATTAACGTCAATCTTTTTGTTAGTTCCTCTTCATTCCATAATCCACCGTATAAAGAATATCCGTCAGGGTTTACGTTCATACCTACGTGAACATCGGTATAAACTAACCTATCAAATAAAGCTATAGATTTAAAATTGTCATTTGTTTTTAAAGTTATAGGTTTAATTTTATCTTTAAAAATATTTAAAAAATCAATATCTTTTATGTTTTTTTCCTCATCGCTTAATTTCTCAAATAGTGGATTCGTAACTCTTACTGATTCATTTTTATTTTTTAGCCATAACATCGGAACTGTTTTAGGGTCAACTCCTACGTTTTCGCAAGCATTTAAAATACCTGTATTGTTTTTTAGTTTTGCGATATGTTTTCTTATTCCTGAAACTTTATCAGGCGAAATTTGCCGTGCTATTTCTCTACTACTTAAACCCTTTTTTAATAATTCTATAATATCATCATTATACTTTGAAAAAATACTCATATTTTGTTTATTTGATTAAAAAAAAATACGCCCCGTTTTGAGGCGTATAAATATACTAAATTAAATATGACAAATCCACTGGCACAAATCCCTCAGGCTTTACGATTTTACCCTCTGAATTTCTTAATACTTCCCCATTTGGAAACTTTGTCATATTGTTTAAATGAACTCTACGAAATGCTTCTGAAAAAACATCCTGCATACCGTGAAAATTAATGCTACCAAATAAAACATAGGCTTGGTCAACTAAAGCATCAAGTATCTCTACTTTGTCATTGTTATAACACGCTTCTAAATACTCAAGATTTTCCTCTTTCATTAATTTATAACGTAATTCACAATCATTGTAACTGTTAACCGTTGGTAAATCGTTAATTATTTGTTTTCCTGTTTTCTGAAATTCTCTAACCTCGTTTAGCATATATTTCTATTATTTGTTGATTTGTAAAATATTGACCGTGATATAAAAAACCGTCTTGTACTTTGACTAAATTCGGTTCTGTATCAATCCATTCTATTAATTCAGCTATTTTATTTGTTTCCATTGTTTTTAAGTTTTTGTAAGTATAAAATCGCATCCATTAACTCCTCTTGTAAATGGTTTAAAAAGTCATCGGTGTTATTTTCGTATAAAGTTGTTCCGTACTTCTTAATGCCTATTTTAGAGCGTTCTTTGAACTTATTTAATACTTGTGATACTACTTTGTCTTTTTTCTGTTTAGGCTCGAAAAAAGTATCTAATTCACATTTTTTAAATGCATTTTCTCCTGGATAACTTATATAAAAATTATCATAAGGATATTTAAAAATATTATATTGCTTTCCAACTATTAAACCTATTTTATTTTCTTTTGCTATTCTTTTCATTTACATATTCTCGTTAAAGTTAATTCTTAAAATCGTATCTATTTTTTTAGTGATTTCCTGAAAGTACGTACTTTTTTGTATTGTGTAAGTATCAGCAACCTCATTATTTAAAAGTTCGCACATTTCGATAATATCTTTTTTTAATTGGATCATACGTGGTGCAGTTACTTTTAAGTCATCTAAATTCTCCAGTACCAATTGCATTAAGCAATAGAATTTGTGCATATTTTTATTCTTATTTTTGCTCATTGTAATTTTCTATTTCGATTATTGCTTTTGAATAATATTTAAAAACTTCTGGAGGAATTCCAGAACCTCTTCTAGCGTGGCTACTTAATATATTTTTAACAACTATAATAGCACATTGTTTCGATTTTTCTAAAGTCATTCTATTAAGTTGCAAAAATTCAGAAATTAAATTTATTGCATTTTCTTCTGGTGTCATCATATTTTTGTTTTTTATAACCCCCTAAATTAATAGGGGGATTTTATTAATATTAAAATGGTAAATCCGAACTTTCAATTTCAACTTCAGCAGCTTGTTGTTCTTTAACGTCTGAAAGTTTTTTAATTTTCCACCCTGAAATAGTATTAAAATACTTGTCTATTCCTTCAGCGTTAGTCCATTTACGACCTCTTAAATTAATGTCAATTTCAACTTCTTGACCAATTACATAATCTTTTACCAATTCGCTTTTATTGCCACCAAATTCAACTAAAATGCTTTGAGGGTATTGCTCGTTAGTTTCAATTACTAATTCACTCTTTTGAAATTTTTCGTTTCCTACATTTTCGTTTTTTACTGAAATTCTACCTGTTACTACCATTGTTTGTTTATATTTAATTTGTTAATGAATTCGTTTTTTATTTCTGTTGCTTCTAAAATTCTGTTTTTAATTAATTCAATCATAACCTCGTCACGTTCAACCAATATTTCGTGCCAATACTCTTTTCCTTCGTGAACTAAATAATTAAAGAAATAGGCTTTATTTCGATCCGTAGCTAACATTTGCATTTGCATCTGTGCGTAATACTTTTTGTCTATTTCATTTGTCGCTACTAATTCAAAGAAAGTAGTTGAACGTGGGCATTTTATTTCTAAAATTGCATCTTCTCCAACCAAACCATCTGGACTTGCTCCAGCATCCTCTCCAAATTCAAAGAATCCGCAAGTTTTAACCTCAATAAATTCAAGTTCTTTTGTGTCTGCAAATTTAGCAAATGCCAACGGTTCTAAGTCTATACCTCGTTGCATATCGTAAGAAGTGAACGTTTCTTCCATTTCTCCGTATAATTGCTCAATTGCTTTGTCGATTACATAGCTTTTGCCAGTTTCGCCTAATCCACGAACTCCAAGCAGTTTAACAATTTCGGAAGCTGTGAACCTTCCTTTACGTTGTTCGTGCCATTCTGCTGTTCTTTGTTCAATGTTATTTTCCATAGTTCAAATATATAGTTTTAATTTCTTCAGTTATTGTATAAGATTTTTCTATTTGCTCGATAGTTGCATTAGCTTTAAATGCTGCTTCAAAATTACTTTCTGTAAATTCCTTTTTTACCTTTGCTTTTGGTCTTAATGGTTTTATACGAATACCGTCTGTTATAGCGCCCATCATTTTAACATTACGATCAACAAACAATTCTATTTTCATACCTGACCAATTCTCGATTACGTGGCACTCTTTACCTATTAAACCATCTTGTTTGGCGAAACCTGCTAAAATCTTATTATTTGTACTGTTTAATTTTAACGGCTTTACAGCTTCCATAAAGTAACAAAAAATTCCGTCTTGTTTAGTTCCTGAAACATCCACTCCTGTTTCGTATTTTACCTGTTTAATAGTGAATATTAATGCTAATCCGTCCGTTTCCATTGCATCCAAATCCGCACTTGCTAAATGTGTGCTTTTTCTATATTTTCTCCAATCTGTAGCCATAATTACATCATTTTTTCTATTATATTTAAAACTCTATTTTTTAAACCGTTGTCGGTAGCTTTTAAAACTTCTAAAACTACCCAAAGGTCATTTACTATCTCGTTTCTTTTTTCGTGAAATACGTGTTCGTGTCCTGATTCGTAAGCTTCCGTTAAATTATCCCAACCGTTTACTATTTCTGCGTCAACTTCTATTTGGTTTATCGGAGATGTACGATAATATCGTCCAACTTTCCAAGCATCGTAACTATTCATAATTAATTGATTTTAGTGTAAGCGTTAGTCATTTGTTCATTATCAGCAAAATAGATATTTTTAATCTTTTGCATCCATTCATTAAATTTTTCTTTGTTTTCCATTATGATCTAAATATAAAGTTAAGAATAAAGATTATCGCTAAAATGTAAGCAAATCTAATTTGGTACTCGAGTTTTAAAAAGAAGTTTTTCATAGTTTGTTTTGTTTTTGTTATTAATATTTGTCAAAGATAGTGTAATAAAATTTAATTACGCAAATAAATAATTAAAATAATTAATCAAAAATTGAAACTTGGTTAATGTTCGACTTTTTTTCTATTCCTAAATATGTTTCAAAAATAGTTTTTCCTGCTTCATAGTCTACTAAATTACGTGCTATTTTATCTAATCTTTGAGTTCCTTTATATTGTCTAAAATCATAATCGTGAAATTCGCACCATTTATTAACTTCGTCTTTACTTTCCATTATAGAAGAACTTCTTTCATTTAAATCGCTTGGTAAATTAAAATTACTCCAGTATAAATGGCGACCTCTTTTTTTTGCAGAAATTAATGGATCATAATAAGGAATAACATTTTCAACACAATATTTACCATCAAAATAATTATCTAAAAATATTATTTCTTCATATAATTTTAAGTCTGGATATATTGCAATAGTTGTATTTTTTCGTGCAAATCTTGCTCTTGAATGACTTGGGCAAGGTGGCGAACTCCATATGAAGTCAAATTCTTTGTAATGGTCTAATAAATATTGATGCGCATCTGCAACTATTACCGTATCATTTGGGAATCGTTCTTGATATAATTTTGCGAGTTCCTCATCCCATTCGACAGCAGTAACCTCAATATTTGCAACCTCATCCCATTTGTAACGATTGCCACCTAAACAAGCGTATAAATTCAAAACCTTTATTTTATTTTCCATAATAATTATTTTTTATTTTTTCAAAAGTTGAAAGTTTCATTTCGTATAGGTCGGTTAAATACGGATTAAGGTTCTGTTTTTTAATTCCGCACTTTCTTGAGAACTCGGCTTTTGTTAAGCCTGATTTTAAAAATAGTTCTTTTAGTTTTTTATTCATAGCATTTTGTTTTATGATTATAAATGCAAATATAAGTAATTAAATTTAATTACACGCTATTGCATAAAAAAACCGCTAAAATTAATTAACGGTTAAACTTTTTTTTTAATTACCTACTTAACTTGTGAGCAAATGCCTTAACAATTAAATCAGTCGGTAAATACTTTACAATTAACCTCAACCACCTTCCAGCGTTTGTTGTTGCTGGGCTTTCACTGTATTTAATAGCTACTTCTTTTAATGCTAAATCAATCAATTCTTTTTTTTCCATTTTGTTACTTTTTAAAATATATTTGTGATTCCTTAATTCTTCTTTTTTCTAATCCTTTTGATTTTTCGCCACCAACATTAACCCATTTTAAAAACTCGTTAGATATGGCTAATTGATTATTATCCTTATTAATTAATTTTAATAATGTACTATTTTTAAGAGCATTTAAGCCAGTATTATAAGTAAAAGATACAACTGCATTAAATTGATTTTGGTTAAGTGGCGCACTTACTAATTTATTAACTTCTTTTGCAAAACTTTCAACAATTATTTTTAACAGTTCTAAAGCTTCCTCTTTAGTTATTGGATTATCTAACATAGTAACCTTTTTACCGTCTTTATAATAACAATTTCCGTAACCTATTGTCGCTTTTTTAGCGGGACAAAGGTAGGGCTGTAAAGATAAACCCTCGAACTCGGCAATTAATAATAAACAATCTTTATTTATTTGCATCTTGTATCTCGTTTTTTATTTCCTTGCCAAAGATAACCATTTTTTTAAATTCTTCTAAAAACTTTTTGCCTGTAATTTTATAAAAATTTTCATTAATTGAATTAAGTTCCAACCAAATCAAACCAACGCTTATTACCTTTGTTAATAATA